TCACAGCAAGCTAACTATCCAATCAGGATGTACTATCATCCTTCTGGTGTTACCTCAGTTGGTATAGGTACTACTAACCCAGCTGAAATGACTCAGGGTGTTACATTTACTGGTTCATATACAGAAGTTGCAGTTGATGAAACAACTCCAGAAATATTCTACTATGGAGCAGGTGTTGGCACAGAGTATGGTTCTATGGGTAACTCTGTTCAGGTATTCAATCCTGAAATGCAGAGAGTTGCTAAGGTTGGTGAGTTTAAAGATAGATCAGGACTTAAGACTTGTACTTACACTCAAATGTTTGAGGGTCGTGCTACCTCTTGGTACTTGAATACAAACTTAGGTGTTGGTAACAGTGACTATACACCTGGTGACAGATCACATAATGTAAGTTCTATCGAACAACAAGCTACTGGTGTTTACAAAGTTAACTTTGCTGATGCTATGGCAGATACTAACTATGCAGTTATAGGAATTGCTTCTGGTACTAATGCATATCCAGGTGGTATTGTTAATTTAAGAATTAGTGACAGAACAGTTGATCATTTCATAGTTAGAGTGTATAATGGAATACCTGCGTTAGAGGACTTAGGAGAACTTGACATCTGTACATTCGGTGGACAGGACGGAGAACCAACCTACATCTAAAAAAATAATACATGATAAGGTTGATGTTAAAGTGTCAACCTTTGAGGTGCATGGTGGAGACCCTAAACTCAATGCATATTTAAAAGAGATTATATTAGAGAAGAGAGATAAAGATCCAAAAATTATAGACTCACATGAAACTGCAGGTCATTCTGTTAAGTGTTGGGTGACCAAATGGAATACATTGGAAACTGATGATAGGTTTCAACCAGTTGCCGATTATGTATTACATGTGCTAAACTATATAATGGACAATGTTTTCCATACACATGCTGACTTTAAAGTAGTATCTTTATGGGCAGTAGTGATGGAAGCAGGTGAACATGCTGAACCGCATGATCATTTTACATCATCATGGTCTTGTGTTTATTATATTGATGTTGAAGAGGATGTTGCTCCAATATTCCTTGAAGACAAACAGATAAACATAGAACCAGGATTACTAGTTCTTTTTCCAGGCAATGTAGTCCATCATGTTCCTACTACTACAGGTAGGAGAATCGCAGTCGCTATGAACATTGATAAAGTATGCCCACCAAAGTAGAAATTGCTAAGGTAGATGCTAAACTTCCTGTCTTCGAGACAAGTTGGACGGAGCATCTTTCTGAACATAAACAATTTATTTTAGATCATAAGAAAGAATTTGAAAAAACCACAAAGGATAATAATGTAGGTGCTAATTGGAGATCTAATTGGAACATTCATCAAACTGATCCAAGGTTCTCTGAAATTCAAACATTCTTTGAGAAGTTTGTTTTTAATATTAGCACACAGTATTGGCACACCGAAGGTCAATTTGATTGTGTTAATATGTGGGCTATGACATACGGATCTAACGAAGGAACCAAGTATCATAATCACTTCCCATCAACTATGGCAGTCCTTTATTATATTGATGTTAAAGAGGACTCTGCACCTATTTGTATAGGAGAAACATGTAGACCTGTGGAGAACGGATTAGTCATAGCATTTCCTGCAGCACTAGATCATTTTGTGCCTAGTGATTATACAGGAAGTAGAATTTGTATAGCAGCAAATCTTGATCATATTTCACCATCGGTTAGAGGAATATGGAAAGCTACATAATAATTTTAGGGGTGACAACTTAATGTCCTTCATAGTATATTCAATAGATGGTTGTAAGCATTGTGAACTCGTAAAAGACTTAATGCTTTTAGCAAAACAAGAACATGTAGTTTATACTTTAGATAAAGATTTTACATTAGAAGAATTTGAATCTCAATTCAATACAAAATACTTTCCACAGGTCGTTGATCAAACCCATAACCACAAAGTTATAGGAGGTGCTAAAGAAACTGTGAGATACTTTAAGGAGAACAAACTTGTCTGAGCAAAAAAACCTAAAAGATATTCCTCTAAATAGAGGCGTAGGAATTATGCTTGGAGGAGGCAAGAAACCACCTAAACCAAAATCGTTTCAGTATAATTTCAGTAATATGCTGCGTCTCTTTAAGAGAGAACTCCATTTTAACTTAGAATTATCTCTGGACATAAAAAAAGATATTCCTGAGGAGGTAGAAAAATGTTAGCAATATCCATTGCAGTTGCAGCATTTCTTATAGTGGGTTCACTTTTAGTCGGTTCTATGCTAGGATGGGTACTAAGAGAATACATGATGTATCATCATGATAAAGAACCAACTGCTCAACCCACAATGCATCCTGAGATGTTCGATGAGAATGGAAACTATAACTTGAGTGATTTAATATCATTCAGATATGATCCAACCATTACTGAAGAGGATGACGCTGAAGGACTTGGCGAAGATTAGTAAACCTTGAAATTATTATGGCTAAATTACCACCAAAACCATTACAATCTGAAATTTTACAAGCAGTACATAGTGCTAAAACAAAGAAGGAAAAAATTAAAATCCTTCAAGATTATAGATCACCAGCATTAGTATCATTATTTGTTTGGAATTTTGATGAGAGCATTAAAAGTGCTGTGCCAGAGGGAGAAGTTCCTTATACACCTAACGATTCACCAACTGTAGATAGTCAAAGTAAACTGTCTAGTCAGTATAGAACTCTTTACAACTATGTTAAGGGTGGAAATGATGGACTTAAAAGAACTAGAAGAGAGTCTTTATTCATAGAGTTGTTGGAGTCACTACACCCTGATGAAGCAGAAGTCGTTTGTTTAGTTAAAGATAAAGATCTTAAGAAGAAATACAGGATAACCCATAACACCGTCAAGGAAGCATACCCTGATGTTGAATGGGGAAATCGTGTTAGATGACAAGAATATTAGTTACAGGTCATAAGGGATTCATAGGCAACTATGTCTTTAATCACCTTAGACATGATGCAGGTTATGGATACGCAGTTGATGGCATGGATTTTCCTGATGACATTGGGGATTTCAAGTCAGAAATTAGCATGTTTGATAAACCTTATGATTGCATCATACATCTAGCAGCATTTGCTGCTATTAGAGAGAGTGTAGATAATCCAGATAAATTTTGGGAAAATAATGTAGAAAAATCTAAACCCATTTTTGATTATTGCGAGAGATACAATACTAGATTACTTTATGCTAGTTCAGCACAAGTAGAGGAGTGGTGGCAAAATCCTTATGGTATTACCAAGAAGGTTAATGAACTACAAGCACCACCTAATAGTGTGGGGATGAGATTCCAGACAGTATATGGAGAAGATAGCAGATCTGATATGCTATTCAGAATGTTGCAGGACAATACAGTTAAATATATTACCAATCATAAAAGAGATTGGATTCATGTCAAAGATGTTGCTAGAGCAATTTGTTATCTAATGTCTAGTACATATACTGGAACTATTGACATAGGAACAGGTGAGACTACAACTGTTAAAGAATTAGCAGAAGCATTTGGTTATGTTAACCTACCTGTCAAAAATAGTACACCAGGCGAAAGAGACATCACATGTGCTGACACCACTGCCTTGCGTGAGTTGGGTTGGTTTCCTAGAGAAAAAGTGTTAGAATGTATTCCTGAGGGAAAACCGAACTCTTTTTTCAGATAATCGGGAAAAAAATCTCCGCAAATTTTTTGAGCTACAGGATTTTCAAAAATGCTATCAGCAAAACAAAGAATGAAACTTATCGACATTTGCGTTGAAATCGTAAATGGAAGAACAGTTACTTTAGATGATATGATCTGGGCAGAGAAATTAGCAAAATATAATAGTCACGCATATAAAATGTTAAAAGAATCAAGAGAAAATATTAAACCCCTATAAAATGATATTAAAACTAACACCTAATACTCATCCTATATTACATGAGAAGATTAAAAAGTGTAGTTATGATTTGGATCGTTCTAAATTATCATATACTCTAACCGAGAATATGTTTCATCATCGTGGTGTAGGACTTTCTGCTAATCAAATAGGAATACAGGAAAGAGCAT